GCGGGGCGTCATAGCGGTACAAATAATAACCATTGATAGGAATTCCCCAACTTACAATAGCACCAGAATTGTTGGACCAAGAAACAATGTTCCCTACATTGTTAACCCATTGAATGGTTTGTACGTTGCTCAAAGTTACGCTTGGAGATGATGCGCTTTCGCTATCAACTGTGACGTTGATATAACTTCCTGCTGTATTGTTAAGAATTGCTTCTACACCAAATTTTAACGCTTGTTTGTCGCGGATGATGTTGCCCATTCCAAGCAAGGCAGGCTGAATCTTTGTGCTAATAGCTGCCGTTGAATCTTGATACATCTTTTGTAAGTCTGTTCCCGTTGTCGAGTACAACGTAGAAGCCCCAGTAAAAGGAACAGACACCATGTAATTTAAAGTGTTCTGAGAAGTAAAAAACCATTTCTTGTCAAAGAACACCGCTTGAATGACTCTGGCCCCATCTACCGGATCGTTGTAAGTAAACGAGAAAGCAGCGCACAAGATGTTGTACAACAGCACTTGACCCGCGCTAACTGTCTTGGTGAAATCTATGTACGGAAACAATCCGTCAAGAGCGTCACTGAGTTTGGATGTTGTAGACCCCACCAGGGCATAAATACCGTAGCGGTTCATGAACACAATAGACCTGAAATACGGCAACATCGCATACGAAAGGTCTGAACCTATAGCAGCACTGATGTTGGTGTTGGTGTAGAGCGTAGCGCCTGTTGTTGGGTTGATGCGTACATCAGAGATAACGTTGATGCTGTCAATGCCAAAGACGTACAGGAAGTTGTTTGCAGAAACAAGCTGCGTGATGTTTCCTATCAAAGTCTCATCGTTGAAGACGATGTTCCCGGCAGACACGCTGGCAAAGTCGTTGTTAGTCCCCACCGCCGTGTAGTACAGCGTCCTGCCGCTGGCAATCCACACTCGACCTGAGAACGAAGCAATGCACGTTCCTGGCTGATTCACCACCGTCGCGGCAATAGCCTGGCCAGTTCCGCTGCCGGTGATGGTCACAGCAGGGTTGCTTAAGTAGTTTGTGCCAGGCGTAAGGCCAGTTCCGTTGGAAGACACGCCCGTGATGACGTACCCGTTGGTTGCCAGCGAGATCACTGCTTGCGTACCGCCCGCAGTAGGGGCCGCTACAGCCGCTGTAGTCGCCCCGGAGTAGCCTGCGCCTGTTAGGGTGTACGTGAGGCCCAGCGGCGTTCCTGCGGTCGTTGCAATGGCCGCCCCGCCCAACGTTGCAGACAACGTAAACGTAGTTGTCCCGTTGGTGACAATGATGTAGTACGAGGCTGACGCTGTGGTGGCGGTGTAGCCTGCAATTGTTCCGGTCCCGCCTAACGTTCCCGAAATAGTCACGGCTTCATTTACAGCCAACGTGCCTGCGGTGCAAGTAAACGTTCCTGCCGCACCTGTAATCACAACATTGGACAGGATGCCAAATGTTGCAGGAGAGTATCCGTTTAAGTACAAGTTGAACGACAACGATCCAACCTTGACTAAGGTAGTGCCGTTCCACTGAAAGTAGCCTTTTACTGGGTCAACAATCAAAATCAGGTTGTTGTACCACTGGGTGGCTTGTACCCCGGATGTAGAAAACGTGGCAGCAGCAGCAACAGTAACCTTTGCGTTGGTCGCCAAGTTGACAGCTTCGCAGCTTCCGTCTGACTCAAACGCGATGTAGTAATTGATTGTTGTGATGTTGCCGTGGATGGCATTGACAACTGGTTGCAAAAACGCAACAGGGCCTCCAGCACCACTGACAATAGAAGGAGCGGGAACAGATCTAAGATTACCGTGACCGATAGGCATCACGTTTTCCAGCCACGAGAATTCTTCCTCTTTGATGGCTGTACGGTTTGCCTTCGTGTTTACGCCTACAAAATCTTTCGTAACGTGGTAGTCTTTTTTCTGCTCTTGAGTTGCCATATCATGCAGCGCCTTTTACCCGCTCTTGTCCGCTTTGTGGTCTAGCTTGTCAAATATCTTTCCAACCATTTCTTTGATATCTCGAATGTCTTGCTTGTAATCTTCTCGCAATACATACAATTTCGGCAAATCTGCTTTAAGCATAGCCAAATCATCTTTTAACTCGGTGAGTGCATTCCAAATTTCTTTTGCAACCCACCCTACGGCACCAGAAATGATTATCATCATAGTATCAATAATGTTTTGCCATTCCATAATTATCCAACCAAATAAGGTGTTGTAATTCGGCGAGTGAAGACAGATGCAAGAACTGCTTTCACTTGTTTTGTATATTCTTGATTAAATATCTCAGATTCCCCGTACGCTTGTTCTTTGTATTTTGCCTTGTGGCAAGCGTAAAACGCTATAGGAGAAGTGTACGGATCTGGTATTACTTCTGTAGGGGACAATGGAGTCAACGCAACGGGAAGAACCACTGTGTCCAACTCAATAACATATGTTTGATCTGGGATAGGCCCAAGATATATGCTGGTTTGCCCGTACATGGAGAATGCAATTGGACGGCCAGTGTAGTTCTGGTAGTAGCGCAACCGAGCATTGAAATCGGTCCACGGCAAGTATTGCAGTGCAGTCCGCGTGTTGCCAAAGATGAGATTAAGCGTAAGTACGTCTAGCGTACTGACCCCATTGGGCAAAGAAGCGGTGAGAATTATCTCTTGGTTGGCGATAACCGAAGAGGTCTGGTACGTCCGCAAGCACCCGGTATCACGAACCAGGCGAACCCTGGCAGCGTTGATGTAGTCCGTTAGCTCTAAGTCAGTGTAGAAATTGCCGTTGGCGTCATGGAGCATCCGACGGCATTCGGTGATGTAGTCAGACAGGGCCATAACGTCCTCATAATGTTATGCAACTTGAACAAGGCCAGCCTTGCGCTTATTAGGCGCAAGGACTGGCATCGAGTCAACCACGGGGGATAGGACGTGGACGTTTTGCTTGGGCCGCTCAGATGAGAACGAATACGAATGAAGTCTAGTCAAGGCCTTCTTCAGGTCTTGGCTATGGTTCATCCAACCCAGGCGTTTGAGATACGGCTCTTTTTTGTCATCACCGTACCCAAAAACATGATGGCAGACAACCAACGGAACATCTACTGACTGACCCTTGGAAAACAAGTACCGCTTGCCATCATAGCCGTCTTCCAGATCATTTTCACTGTTGTTGGTTACCCACATGTCAAGCAGTCAGGATATCGCCGTAGATGTAGATGTCCATCGTCGCAGCAGCGCCTTGAGGAGTGGTCAAATACAGGTACAGGTTGCCAACGCCGCTGATAGCCGCCGTAGAAGCTATCGAAAGATCAGTCACAACAGGAGCGGTTGCCATCGACGGAGTCACGGTGGTAACAATGTTGGTGCCAGTGCCGCCAGGAGCCGTCCAGATCGCATAACGCGCCGTGGTCGGGTTGATGGAGGCATTGGTAACAGCAATCGCACGAACCCGAAACTTGGTCGGCGTATCCGGCAGCGTAATCTGCAAATCAACGTTGGTGCCAGCGTTCAAGTTGACGCCAACGTAAGATGCCAAAAGGATGGCACCAAATTGACTGGGCAATTTGTTTGCAACGCGAGATGATGCCATTTTTTGTCCTTAGATGGGGATGACCCAACTGATGTCAGATACCGCGCCACCAGACGCACCAGCAGAGTAAGTGGCAGTGGCCGAGGCCGCAGCAGGAGAATCCATCGACACGCACAGATTCGCCACATCCAACTGGCTCATGCCGCCATCCAGAATCACCTGAGTAGCAAGCGAGGCAGAAGTGTTGTACGCGCCCAAGCCATTCCGCATTTGGAACAGATTTGTGGAATAGTCCGGATTGGTCGTGATGTTGACAGCAGCAGTCCGTTGAGCGCAGTACACCAGTTGGTTTGCGATCCGGCCAGTAGCGGATGCCACGGTGGGGGGGGTAATCACGGTCAGGCAAGTCACCGCAGTAACAGCAGCACTGGTGATACCCGCTTGCGTGATAGTCGGCACAGTAGCGTAGCCACCACCGTAGCTAGACATCGTGACAGCAACAACCTTTCCTGCATTACCAGCGTCAAGGGTAGCAGTCAGAACGCAGTTGACGCCAGGGTCACCGAACACAGCAGTTGCGGTAGCAACCGGGGCAGCAGCATAACCTGCGCCTTGGTTGGTAACTACAACCGAGGTGACCACACCCGCCGTAAGCACCGCGTAACCAGTAGCTTGCAAACCACCCGCAGCCGGAGGAGCAAAGCTCACGATGGGAGGAACCAAGTAACCAGAGCCGCCAGCAGTCACCGTGACCGTCGTGCTAACCGCGCCACCAACGATCACGTTCATCGCCGCAGTCAACGTCGGAGCGTTGGCAGGAGCTGCAACGGTACAAGTGGCACCAGCGACGCTGGACGAACCAGTAGGCCAGAAACCATTCTTTGCGGTGTTTGCCGTACCGGCGTTCGTAACAACACCACCGACGACGCAACCCGACAGGTTGATCAGACGATAGTTGTAACCGTCAGACATGAACGGGAACGGAACGCCGTTGTAAGCGGTGTTGAAATTGCGCCAGGTCAACGACACCGGGTCGTACCATTGAACCACGGAAAACCGGCCCAACTGGATGAAGTACTGCCCAGACGGAAGAACCGCCGTCTGTCCACTTTGCAGCGTGACCGCACTTGACGGGTTGGCAAGGGACTTTGGCCCATACCCAAGAATGTTAAAACCCATTTGGATTCTCCTTAGATGGTCAGGCTGTTGTAGCCGGTAATCTTGGTCATCGACTTGGGCTTGTTCACCACAAGTTCAGCGATGGTCAAAACAGCACCGACATAGCCGATTTGGAAGTTGGACAAAGTTGATTCAAAGCCAGTGAAGGCAAACGAACCCATCTCATGGATGTACAACGACAGGTAGTTGCTGTTGAGCAAGTACACCGTGCCTTCCGGGCAATACGGATCAGGGTAGATCGGAACCCCGGCGACCATCAGTGCGCGGAACCCCGACTGCGGGCCGTCAGCATCGTTGTCAAATCCAATACCCTGACCTGGGGTGATGACGTAAGACTCTTGCCCAACAAAGTCTTGAGCCAACAGCGTCCACGTACCAAAACCGCATACACCAAACGTCGGGACTTCAGACGAGTTCTTGACCGTGCCGCTGATGTATTGCAGAACGTTTTGACGGGTCGGATTCACCGCACCAGCAGCGTACAGCTTCGACTTCCACCACGTATTGGTCGTACGGTTGATGTTGCCGTAGGTTGCCAGCGTGGTTCCGTCGTCAATCGCGCCAGGCAGGCCGATAAACTGCTGCGGATTGGTCGTGTTGGTGTACAACGCCGTTGCCATAGAATCCATCATGCTGTTTGTCGCGTCGTTCATACGAGCTTCAATCAGCGGGATGATTGCGTAGTCTTGCTGGATTGCACCTTCCATGCCCAGGAAAGGCACAGGCGCGATCATCAACTTCAAGTTGAATTCAGCGTTGCTAATGCCAGTTTGAACACTTGGTTGGTTGAACGATCCAGAGTAGTCTGACCACTGCGAAGTGATCATCTGAGACCCCTGCACCGGGGACGTCACAGACGACACACCGCCCGCAGCTTGTTGCGAGTTGCTCAGAAGAGCAGCCAGCAAAGGCGTTGAGTTGTACAGTTGCACAACCAATTTTGGGATGAACGCTCGACGGGTAATGTACGAGAGTTCGGTGTACTGGCTACTGCCAGTGCTGGGGAGAATACCGCCGCCGATTGGCATAAAAAAGCTCCTAAAGAAATCCCCTGATAGTACAAAGTCTTACAGGCCAATCGGCCTAGCAGGACGCCTGAATTCTGTCATAGCTTGAGCGGCTACTTCACGCGCTGCTTGAACTGGATTCTTGCGGAACGCAGACAAGTCAAATTGCTTCATCGGGTTCGGGTTGTAACCAGTGGGAGTCGGGACTGCCGACTGCTTCATCCACTTGTGGTACTCCGCTGCCGCTTCATGATTGGTAATGCCCTTCTCAATCATGATCTTTTCAACTTCTTGAATCTCAGCACGGTTGCTGACAAAACCGTTTTGTACAAGATCGCTGCGCCGCTTTTCCAACTTCTCGATGGCATCACGCTCATGCAGCTTTGCTTCCAACGAAGCAACCCGAGCTTCCGACCGTTTCAGCATGGAGTTGGTGCGGTCTTCGATGTCCAGCTCAGGCATGGAAACATCAGGGCGAACCTTCTTCGTCAAACGCAAAAAGTCAGCACGAGTCTCAGGAGACTCCGACAACTTGCGGGCCAGTGACGCGAGTTCATCGCGAGCCTCGTATGAAACATCTTCCAGTGACACAATTATCCCCTAAGCAAATGTAACGGAATTATCCCAAATTATCTCAACAGGATAATTCAGGATAATTCAACTTTAGATGACTTTCTTGGTGCCGCCCGGCTTTTCCAGGGACATCTTGTTGCGAAACATGCGGCTAGCAATGGCAGTGCCGTCCTTGCCGCCACCAAATTGCGAAAAGCGACAAGGGTTGAACACCTGGCCGTTTTGATTGTTGTTGTCGGTGGGCTTGCGAATGGTAGTCGCTCCACGCGGCTTGAAGATATCCATGATGTGTCCTTATGTTGACAGGGGGGGTTGTTGCATACCCGGCACCGGGGCTTGGGCAATGCTACGTTGCTCAGGCGTTGCTCCACCGGCTTGCGGCAGCGTCTGAATCATTTGCAAGATTTCAGCCGGCATGACTTCGCGGCTCTTGGACTCACGCTTGCCAAAAACTTTGTGCAACGAAGTCAGCGACTTCATGATTTGCTGGCCTTCTTCAGACTCGCTGCCCAGAGCGGGTAGAGACTGCTCAAGCAAGTCCATCGCCATCTGAATGTTGATGTTCGCAGCAGCCTTGCTTCCCATCTTGGGTTCAGGCGTGGACATCGGAGAAATCATCGGCGGCGTAGATGAGTCCATGCCGGAACCAGCTTCATCTGGCGCAGGGATGTTAGCGTTCTCCGGGGCTTGGCCCTTTTGAATCAGCTTCATCATTTCGTCCATCGGCATACGCTCATCCTTAGATTAGTGACGGTTAGTTTTCATCCAACCGTCAAAAGATGGGTCGCATCGACGCTCAAGAACCAACGGGGTTGCCCCCGTCAATTACTTGCGCTTCGAACGCCGCGAACCCTTGCGAGCTTTACGCGCCATTTCTGACTCCTTACAAGCGGCCACATTTTGAAGGGAATGCAGCCATACCCCTTATCTAGTCTCCCAGATCCTACGCTTGCGTTTATACACTATTTTGCATGACATTGCACTACTTTTTGGCAGGAGGCTGTTGAGGAGGCGGCATCATCGCGGCCTTCTTCTCTTCCTTCTCCAAGTCTTCTTTCAACAACTGCTTCATAGGTGGATCAACCAAGTCTATCAGACGAGTTCTGTTGATGCACTTAGCCTCGAACAGCTTGAACGCCAGTTCCCGACTGTCTTCCATGAAGATCGGGGAGTTGGAGTGGGCATCCACCTTCACTACATAATCATTAGTGAACTGTTCTGGAATGAATTCCATACCGTTCTCATCAGTGAAGTGTGTATCGGTATATGCTTGCATGAGCTTGAGGTAGAGCGTAGCCAGCTTTTCCAGGCTATCCTCAATGATCAACGCTCTCTTCTTGGCTCTGGATGACCCAAGGCGTGCAAGTTGGCTGGCGTGACCGGCAGAGCGAACCCCGGTCTCACCTCGGCCTTGTAGGATGGAAGAAATGCCGGATGCTTCTGCAAACATTAAATCAATCTCAGCGATTTCTTTGAACAGATCGTCGGGCATTTTGGGAGCAAGTTCTTCAACTTTGCCGCCTGGCGTGTCCGAAAGAATGAACGAGGACGGCGTGTTGAGTGCAAAAGCCTTCTCATCCGTGATCCCCATGAACCCGCTAAACGCTTTGGGAGGGTTGACCTGCTTGGCAAGAAGCATGGCGATCTCCCCCATCCGCTTTGTCCGCAACTCCTGCAGGTAGATGAGCTTCTCAACCTCGCTCTGGCCCCAGAAATAGTCGTACAACGGGTTGGGACAGATTTGAATGAATGGGTTCTCACCCTTGAGAAACATGGATTCCCCGCTGCGGTCGTAGATCACAACGTCAGGGCTTGCCATCGTAACCACTTGATAGTCGTTAATGTCGTCGTTCCACACCCACAACTCAACCATCTCCACTACAGACTCACCAACAACGGCGGTGTAGCGGCTCATGCTTTCCAGCGATAGGCTCACGTTGCCGGTAATGTTGGGCTGAGTCTGCGAAAACGCCAGGCGGTTCATCGCGCTGGGAGCTTCTTCTACAGGCTTTGGAGCATCGAACACCCGGCGCAGGATAGATTCACGCTTTGGGTGCGAGTAGAGCCTGGTGTACAACTCGCTCTTGGTCATGTAGTACTTGTGAGCAATCGCCTCTTGCCGGTCTGTGTATGGCTTGTCTTCCCGCAGCACGCCGATAGTTCCAGGCTCGATCATGTACGGGTTGATGCTCCCGTTTTTGCCGATCACAACCTTGACGAAGGTGGTGTTGAAGACAAGCGACCAGTTGATGGCCGTGCTGAACACTTGGTCAGTGTTGCTGTTTAGCCACTCATCGTTAAGCGCACGGGTCAACACCGGGATCTTGGTGTGCTGGAACTTGTCAACAGACGCGCCCATGTTGATGCTGAACCGCGTTGTCTCAGAAGAGTACAAGAACGAGTTCAACTGGTCGATGTGCGGAGCGATCTTGTTGTAAAGCGCCGGGGGGTCATCCGGGCTGGCCCCAAACAAAAAGAAGCATTTCAGCTTGTCGTATTGGGTTCGGCGGATGTCCACAGACACCAAGCACTTTTGCATGAGATCAATGTAGAACTCTTCACGATCTGCTTCTGCCTGTGGAATTCTCATGTCTTAACTCATTTCTGTATGGCAAGATTTTCGTGATCGCGGGTTACGACAGAAGGCCTCAACTCGTTAATCCTTCCCGTCTGCTTCGCCAATTCTAGTCCGTTGTTGCTCTCGCCGGAAATGGACGCCGTGTTGTAGTTGCTGATCTGGTTGGGATTGCCCCACTGAACAGCGTAAGGGTTCTGCGGCTGTTGCGAGAACCTGGGGGGCTGCGCTTCACCCTCACGAACGGATTTGACGTCGCTCATGCCGAAATCCTGGGCCAGCCCACGCATGGTGCTGTCAGCGTGTTTGGTGCTGTCTGAGCGCGTTCCTACGGCCTGCAAGAAGACTTTGACGATGCTCTCCCCTTCGCAGCCATGAGGGCAACGCGGCTCCCAGGCTTCAAAGTACCCGTGAGCCAGACACTTGAAATCATGCAAAACTGCCATCTTCAATCCCCATTGAGGTCACGTTGACTGTAGTCGTGCCGGTTGACCATCCCGACACGCAGCTTGATTTGTCCACCCGACACCTTCAGCCCAAGACTTGGCATGGTCACAGGTTGAGGCTCCTTGCGGTAGTCCACAAACCTTGTGTTGTCCTTGCACCTCATGATCTTGACCTGACCGCTCTTCCAAGCGTCATAGCCTTTGTTCACCCGGATCTGTACCGTTTCAGACATAGGCAGCTCATCTGTGATGAACACATCCTTCAACTGAGTCCGGCTTATCCCGCACAGTTCTGCAAAGAGGTTGATGGAGATGCCACGATCTGGATCAGCAAGCAATTTCTTGATCTGTCGGTGAAGTTCGACTTTGGTCAAAGGTCTATACATGTCAAGCCCTCATGCCTATTTTCTGTAGATAGTTAGACACGTTCTTTCCTATGAACAGGTCTTGATCAGAAGCATCAGAATCTGCCTTCTGCTTTTCCCTGGTGATGTAGTTGGCTATGAGCCTAGGCTGAACCTGCTCTGCCCACGCCACAACAGCCAGCGCAGAAGCGATGACGCGATCGTCCTTTTTCCGGCCAGGCGCACCCAAGAACCCATCCTCGCGCACGATGGTCTTCATCTCCTCCAAGCAATCCATGCTCAAGATGTTCATCATCCCGCGCTCAAAGAAGTCCTTCATGTAGTTCATCATGCGCTCTTTGGTCTGGTGCGTTGTCATGAACCCTATGGTATTGGACAACCCCCCCATCGTGTCCAGCTTGCGCCAGATGTAGTTCTGCATAGACCCCAGCACATCCCGCAAGTCTTTGCCGATAGACCCGCTGGTGGCAGTCGCTTGCCTACGCAAGTTTTTAAGCTCAGAGATGACCGCCTGCCCTGGCCCGTTCACCTCAAGGTTCAGCGTTGAGTTCTTGTAGGCTCCAGCGATGTGAGCAATGACCCAAGCGAACTGGTACGTGTTCATCTCAGAAGTAGCAAACTCGGCCACCTGATCCAGGCCGTTGGCATAGCACCTGTAGACCTGTATGCAGAACCTGTCAGCCCAGTCAGAGCTACCGTAGGCAGGGTCAGCACCGATCACGTAGTAGCCGTTGTCAACAGGCTCTTCCCAGACTCTCAACGTGCCCAGACGCTCCGTTGACTTGAGGACCATAGTGTCTTGGAAGTTCTGACCAAAGGCATATCTGTAGTTGTCAGAAATAGTCTTCTTTGAAACCTTGGCTGCTTCAGTACACCTGCTGTTGGAAAAGAAGCTTGTCCCAGTCATGACAAATGCGTAGTCCTCCGTAGGCGGGAACTCTTGGTACATCAGGCTTTCGTCCTTCATGCCCTCCGCCAACTTCCACCGCCACCACGCCATCTGCCGAGAGTTGATCTCCACCCCGTAAAGCTTCTTGATCTCCTTCGTCCACTCTTTTTCCTCCCCCGTCAACTTGCCATCCCAGTACACTTTGTAGATGTTGCTTGCCGGGTCAGCAGAGTAATACTCGTTCCGCCACCACCCGCAAAAGATCGCACGCTGCGTCTTCGCAGTCTTCGCAGTCTTGTACATGTCGTGATACATGTTTAACCCCTGGGCCGTACTCTCAAACATGTACAGACGCTCAGGGTTCTTCTCAGCCAAAGACGCGATGAGAGAAGCTAGCCCTTCCTCACTTCCCCATGAGGCTGTCTCAGTACCGTGCAGATAAGTAATAGCCTTCCCCTGCCCCAGTCGTGACTTGTTACCAGCGATTTGATAGAAGATCCTTGATCTATTCTTGAGCACCATTTGGTTGCGATTGTGGGCAACCAATGGAATCTTGAACTCTTTGGGCAATCCTTCCATGTATTGGCCGAGAGTCGAACGAAACATGTCTCTGTTCTCCTCTGTATCCGCAACGAGAGTCCCCTGCCATCCAGGGTGCGTGAACTGCCAATACAAATCGAGTGCAAGGGAAATAGTCGTAATACCCAATTGCCTACCCTTGAGAATAACAAAGAAATGAATATCATTTGCCAACCCCTTTGCAATCTCTTCCATAACATATGTCTGCGTCCCTAAAAGCTTGGACATTGGTATTAACCCGTCCTCCTTACTCTCAATCTTTAACTGAGCACAGAACTTATAAAACTGTTGAAGGTTGAAGTTCATGAAAAGTAATCCTTGTCATTTACCTCACGCATGTAAGCCTTGATACGCTCACCAGAACCCTTCCCATAGACCTTCTCCAGCTTCTTTATCTGCTTGTTCAGCCACTTGCCAGCCCCCTCTATACCCAACTTTTCAACGGTCCTGTAATAGCTGAACACCAACACCCTAGCCTCTGCCCGCTCTAGCTGCTCACGGTCCCCATCCTTCACGTAAGCCTCCACACCCGCACAAGGTCACCATCTGCTTTTGATGTGAAAGTCATCCCAAACCTCTTGCTAGCCCGAAAGTTGGCATTCAACACCTTCGCCCTAGCCGACCTGGGAACCGTAAAACTGTCCCCAACCTTCATCTGACCGTAGGGATACCTGTACACCACCC